GGCAAAGATAAATCGCTCAATATCGATAAAAAAGGTAGGTTACACCGAGATGTTCAGCCGTTTCGGACGACGCTATGGCAAGGCTGTGCCTTTGGGTAAAGAAGAGAAAGAGAAGATGTTGCAGGCAAGTGCAGCTATGATAATAAAAGTAAACGCCGAAGCTCGTGGCATAAGCGTCGATGTGAACAAGGTACTCCGCAAGACGATGGGCGACGACCGAATACCTTCGCTCAGAAGAATATACAAAGAACTGACAAAAATAGGCGAATAGATATGGCTGAGGCAAAACGAGATGTTGCGGCAGAGGGATTACGACGGGCGTATTCGGCAGACGATGTGCTGTCGTTGAAGAGAGATATATGCGAATTCGACGGGCAATGGCTCGAGGCTGTGGGCAAACCCGAGCTAAAAGGGACGTGGTGCATAGGAGGACTGCCCAAGAACGGCAAAACAAGCTTTACGATGCAGCTGGCAAAATATCTCACCAAATGGCATTTGGTAGCATACGACTCTATCGAAGAGGGCGTAAGTGCCTCGTTTGCCGAAGCGCTGAGGCGTTGCCGAATGGACGAGGTGAAGGCGAGTCGCTTCATAGTACTCAACAACGAAGATATCAAAGATATAGAATATCGCCTCTCGAAGAGGAAAAGCCCTAAGATAGTCATAATAGACTCTATACAGTTTTTGGGGTTGAATACCGAGACCTACCTGCGGTGGAAAAAGCGTTTCTCCGAGAAGCTGTTTATCTACGTTACGCACCTCGCAGGCAACTACCCCGAAGGCAGAACAGCCCTCAAAATATGGCGCGACAGCGATGTGGTAATCAAAGTGGAAGGCTTCCGTGCCTACCCGACAAGCAGATACGGCGGAGGCAAGACAATAACGGTGAGCGAAGAGAAGGCAGCTATGTTTGAAATCACAAATCATTGACAATGACAACTATACAAAAAAAACAAAATATTATTTACTAACACAAATAAAAAATTAATGCAATATGGAAGAAATAATAAGATTGACAGGGAAGGAAGCTGAGGAGTTTCGCCATTACAGAGAGGAAAAAGAGCGTAAAGCTATGCGGGAACAGAACCGCGACGCTTACAAGCAATTGGTCGATGAGACTATCAGAGAGGTATTCCCTACACTGCAAGTGGTCAGCAACGGGCTGGCAAAATGCAAACAGGCAGTCTATGCGCGGTTTGCCGATGCATTGAAACTGAAAGAGGATATATTCAACACTAAGCCCGACCAGCGAAGCAATACTTTCAGCACTTCCGACGGTATGTACAGAATTACTCTGGGCAACCATCAGACCGACGACTACGACGACACAGTCAACGAAGGCATAGCAAAGGTAAAAGAGGTGATAAATTCGTTCGCCCAAGATGACCGAAGCCGTCTGCTTGTAGATGCCATAATGAAGCTCCTGAGCCGAGACACAAAGGGCAACCTCAAAGCAAGCCGTGTGATGCAACTCCGAAAACTCGCTGCCGAAAGCGGTAACGCCGAGCTGATAGACGGTGTCGAAATAATCGAAAAAGCGTATCGCCCGCAAGTGAGCAAAACGTTTGTTCGTGCCGAGTACAAAGACGAATACGGCAAATGGGTCAGCGTACCGTTGGGTATGACCGAAGCATAAGACAATGTAGGAATGTAAAATGTTTTAATAATGTAGAGATAAAAAGAATAGGGTTCAACTAAAAATTGTGGGAGAAAGGGAGAAAATGAATGAGAATATCAAAAAAAGATCCGAAATCGTCAAACAACTTGTAGCCGACAACTACGAAGAGGGCAGACAAGACCGATGCAAACGCTGGGTCTACCGACATATCGTACGTAAGAGCTACCCAATGAGCGAACGAACGTTCTGGCGTTATCTTTCGCTCGACAAAGACGATGAGTGAGGCATTATGGGCATATTGGCAGAGAGACGGTTTTGTTGGGATACAAGACCGTTTTATTTTTTTTATGCCATTCTGACACAGCTTTTTGGTGGGGTTATCGGGAGCTTGTACTTTTGCCTCGAAATTCAAAGTCAATTAACAAATATAATAACAATAAAAAAAATTTAATTATGGGATTTCCAGGAGCAAAAATAACAGTTTCTAACGGTAATCTGCTACGTGAGATTACTGCTTTGGATGCAGTTCCCTGCCTTGTAGCAACAGTTAAAGAAGTGGGTAACATCAACGCTTTGCGACCGATTTACAATCTGCAAGATGCGGAACAGAAAGGGTACGGAAAGGACAAAGAGCCTTTTATGTGGGGTTTGATAAAAGAGTATTATCAAGAGCTCGGAGGCAAACAGCTGCTTTATATCTACGGCACAAAAGCCGATAAGACTATGGAGTCTGTGCTGGACGTTACTTCGGCAGATGGGCTGCAAAATGCTTTGCAGCAGAGCAATGGAGCCATCAATATGGTTGCCGTGGCACGCAGTCCCGAAGCTGCATACAATGCAGGAACGGATTTTCTCGACACGGACGTAGCAAAAGCCGTTGCCAAGGCAAAAATATTGGCAGAGACACAGCAATCGAAAAATATGCCTTTACGAATTTTCATCGAAGGCAGAGTAGCTAACGAAGCGGCAACGAACAATTACAAGCCAAAAGAACAGGCTAACGGATATGCAGCAGTGGTGCTCGGTGGCACAACAAAAGGCAATGGCTCGGCTGCGGTTAGCCTTGCTTTGGCTCGTGCTGTCAAATATCCTGCACACGTAAAACTCGGCAGCGGACAGAACGGTGCTCTGACAGCAGAAAGCATCTACATCGGTTCCAAGCCTATCGAAGAGATAAACGAAATGGAGACACTACACGATGCAGGCTTCTTGACTTTTCACCACCGCACCGGTGTAGCAGGATACTTCTTCGGAGTAGACAATATGTGCTCTGACGACGACTTCAGAATACTTGTTCACGGAAGAGTCATCGACAAGGCACAACGTATAGCATCGATTGCTTTTCAGCCCTTTGTCGAAAACTTCGTAACGCTCAAAAGCAATGGCTCTATCAACGACTCGGAGGCTTCTTATATCGAGAACGTTATAGAATCTTCTTTGTGGGCAGGTCTAAGAGGACAGGTATCCGACATAGCCGTAGAGGTAGACCGCTCGGTCAATCTGGCAAATACATCGAATCTGCCTGTGGATATTAAGGTACTGCCTCTGGGATACCTTACTTGGATAAATATCAGACTCGGTCTGACGGCAACAATAAATAAATAATAACTACGAATATGGCAAATGTAAATATTTCGAGCAACGAGTGTGCGTGGAAACACGGCGAACTAATCTTGTTGGGCAGACGAATAAACGGTCTGCGTGGATTTGAACTGAAAAAAAGTGTAGAAAAAGAACATCTGTATGGAGCAGGACAAAACCCTATCGACATACAGGAGGGTAACATTAAATGTGAGGGAAACGTAAAGATTCTCGGATTTGAGTTGGATGCTTTAAATCAAGCAGCAATCATAGCAGGCTACAACGACATCACCGAAGTGCCGCACGAGGCAATATCTATGACGATAAAGCTGCAAAAATCGGCTATGTCTCCCAAAACAATCTTCAATGTACGCGGGATAGCCTTTACGGAGGTTGCCAATGCTATGGAACAGAACGCAAAAATGCGGGAGGTAACTCTACCGTTCATTGCTATGGATATTATTCAAGTAAAAGAATAAAACGGCTATGGCAAAGAAGGAACAAACCGCAGGTATCCCTGCTGTCAATAAACCGAAAAACGATGTGTTGGCACGTCTGTACGAACGTTTCGGTCGTCAACGCATAGAGGGCTGGCAGCAGGAATATGCCCCCCGCAAACTGAATGTGATAGAGGTAGAAGGTAAGTTGGCTGTACTCAGACCGATAGGAGTCGCTGAGATAGGCACTTATACGATGATGACCGTAAATTCGGAACTCGGATTCGTCAAAGCAAACGAATTTCTGCTCAGCGAATTGTGGCTCGACGGAGACAGTGAGATAAGAGACAACGAAGAGTATCTGATAGCGGCATTGCTACAGGTACAAAACTCGTTGGAGCTAAAAAAAAGCTCTTTTTACGCTGTTTAGACAAAGGAAAAGAAGAGTTTGAGACGAACTTCGAGACAAACACTGTTTTTGGGGTAATGTTTCTGGGCAGTGAAATGTTGAGGGAAAATCCCGAACTATTTTATTACCGCACGGGCATTGCCCTTAAACTTTGGGAGAAGGGCGTAGGACGAAGTATTATTTAACCAAAGACAATACCGTCACACGGGCTCATTGACAAACAACACCCTTGCCGATAAAACATTAAATCACAAACAATTATCTATCGAAAACAGAGAGAAAAACAACAATCGATGCTTTAATCGGCAGAGGTGTTTTACACAAAAAATTATTTCATCACAAAAATGGCAAATATATTAGATTATATTCATTCTTTAAAGCGCAACGTACTCATAGATGTAGGCATATCTTCAGACTTCGACCGAACGACGTCGAGTATCAAACAATTGCTTGGCAGAATGGACGAACTGCAGAAAAAAAGAGACCTGATTCCTTCGGGCGAAATAAATAAAATACGCGCCATAAATACCGAAATAAAACAACTCGAACAAAGGATAGGCAATACAAAAAAGTTAGGCAAGGACTCGTTGTTTAAAACAAAGACAAAAGAGGTCTTAAACTCAATACCGGGAGCAGCTTATATAAAAAACCCGCTGATGATGCTCAAAGACGGATTGGGTGCGTCTATCACAAAAGGTATGAACGATCAACGTCAGCGACGTGAAGTCTTAGCTCTTATGCACGGAGACCGCAGCGGTACCGACAAACTCTTCGGCAATATGTCGCAATATGCGTCAAAAACGGGTTACGACAAAGCCGAGTTGATAGAGTCGCAGAAGCTTATGATGTCTTTCGGTATGTCGAGCGGTTTTGCTTTTGACAAACTGAAACAGATAGGCGATATCGCTATGGGCGACTCCAACCGTATGAGTAGTCTGGCACAAGCGTTCTCGAATGCAACCGCCACAGGCAAGCTGATGGGAGACGACCTGGCGAAGATGAAGGAAACCGGCTTCAATCCATTGCAGGTCATAAGCGACAAAACGGGCGAAAGCATGGACAGTCTAACAGAGAAAATGTCGCAAGGAAAAATATCGTCCGAGATGCTTTCACAGGCGTTACAGTGGGCTACCCAAGAGGGAGGACAGTTTTACAAAGGAGCCGAAATAGCATCTAATACGCTCGAAGGCAGAGTGAATAAAATGTATAACTCTCTGTCGGAGATGGCCGTCAATATCTTCTCGGCAATATCGCCGATACTGAATCCGCTTGTAAGTTTTGCTACACAAGTAATAGATACTGTCGGCTCGGGCATAGTGTGGCTGATAGATAAGTTCAAAGAGGGCAACCCGATAGTGATAGGACTTGCTGCCACTATCGGCACTCTTTCGGCTGCCGTGTTGGCATATAAGACTGTTGTAGGCATTATAACTCTCGTTCAGAACGGGTTTACTCTTGCCGTTATGCTCTCTAATATGGCAATATTGGCGAATCCGATAGTTTGGGTCTCGGCGTTGGTGGTAGGGCTCGTAGCGGGCATAATATTGGCTTGGAAAAAGTTCGAAGGTTTTCGGGGTGCTATCTATGGAGTATGGGAGGTAATCAAGGGATTCGGTAAAATCCTGAAAGACTTTGTCATAGACCGCATAAAAGGATTACTCGAAGGCATAGGAGGAATGGGTAAAGCCATCTCTCTGCTCTTCTCGGGCAAATTCGGGCAGGCGTGGGAGATGGCTAAGCTCGCCGCTAAAAACATATCCGGCGTGGAGGCGGTACAAAATGCTGTTGCTTCGACAAAAAATCTCGGCGAAGCCTACGCAAAAGGTAGAGAAAAAGGCATAGCTGCATTCATGGCAGAAAAACAACAAAAAGAAAACCAGAAAAAAGCCTCGGAAGAGGAAAAAATGCTTGAAGGAGCAACCAATACAAAGTTGCTCGAAGGCATAAAAAACAACATATCACAAAACAACGGTCTGTCGCAAGCAAATACGAGTACCGCAGCGGCGGGCGGTCCCAAAGTGGTCAATATTACAATCGGTAAGTTTTTGGATAATATCAATATTTCCCCTCAGACATTACAAGAAGGTATAAACAACATAGAAGCTCTTATACTCGAAATGTTCAGTAGGGTTGTAGTTCAGGGAGGATACGCACAATGAGCAATATTATAGTAGAACATAGCAAGATATACAAGTCCTATTTCAACGCACCGTATATCATAGCCGACTCTTCGACCGGTGGCAACAAAACCTCTAAAAGCGGCTCGGCAGACAATATAGGCTTTATCGAAAAATACAGAGGCATCGACGTGATGACGCCCGTAACCCTCTGTACTGCCGGCAAAGATTTGTACATACCTTGTGTTACAATCGGTTGCAGCAGACACAATACGATAATAAGAACTGCCGTAGCCGAACGTGAAGGTACGGTCAAAGAGCTGTTCTCGGCAGGAGATTGGGTAATAACGCTAAAAGGTATCTTGACCGGCGACAAGGGACAATTCCCCAAAGAAGCGACAGAGTGCCTCATAGAGATGTCGAAAAACGCCGAGTCTCTCGAGCTGTGGTGCGGTCTGACCGATATGTTTATGCCGGGTAATAACAAAGTCGTTGTCGAAAGCCTCGAACTGCCCGAGATAAAAGGGGGCAGCATACGCCACCGCCCTTTTTCGATGACACTCGAAAGCGATTATGTCGATAGTCTTATAATAGAGAGAGTTTGAGCGGATATGTTTAGAATGGTATCGGATATAGAGGTAGTCAATAACAACAACGGAGTCGTTACACGATTTCGCGGAATAAAACCTACTGCCGTCAAGTGGTCGCAGAGTGTCAAAAACTTTGCCGACACCTGTTCCATAAGCCTACCGAAGAACCCGTATCTCTCCAATACGGTGAAAAACAATACCGTTTTCTCTGCAACGGCTTCTCGGGGAGAAACAATTTTTCACGAAGGCGACGCCGTAGAGGTACATCTTGGATATAACTACGAAAAACACCGTTTTTTCAAAGGATTCATAAAACAAATCAACTACGCACAACCTCTCGTGTTGGAGTGTGAGGGTTACTCTTATCTGCTTCGCAATGTGTCGTTTACGAAGTCGTATAAATCGGCTACGATACGTCAGGTGTTGGACGATCTGACGCACGGCACCGACATAAAGTTATCGCCGTATATACCGGAGATAACGCTCAAAAACCTGACTTTCAAAAATATGCCGGGGCTCAACGTATTGGAGTGGTTTCAGAAAGAGTGTCTGTGTGTCGTATATTTCGAGGAAGATACCCTGTTTGTCGGAGCCTCGAGGTACGCCATACCGCATCCTACACATAAGTTGCGTGTGGGCTGGAATACTGTCGAAGACAAGGAGCTGAAAAAAGACAGTGCAGCGACAAATGTCTCCGTCAACCTGATGCACAAATTACCCACAGGCGAGGCGAAACGTACCAAAGCCGACAAAAGCGGGCAAGGCGGTATAAAAGAGATAAAAGTACGGACAGGATTACCCGACACATTTCTGAAAGAGGTAAGAGGCGAACTGCAAAAACAAGAAGATTACACGGGATACAAAGGCACTATCACCGCTTTTCTAATGCCTTTTTTCGGCAAAGGCGATGTATGCCAAATCATAGACAAACGATTCCCAGACAGAGAGGGAAAGTATTTTGTAGAGAGCATCGAAGGCTCTTTCGACGACAGAGGAGGCAGGCAGAAACTAAATTTGATATATTATGGCAAAGACAGAAAGTGAAGTAAGGAGTTTGTTTGCAGAGTTTTGCAACAAAGTGGTAAAGACGGGTGAACTGATACTTGCCAATGTAGTGGAAGTAGACTCGCAGGAGCGTACCTGTACCATTATTGACGACGACACGGAGTACTACGGCGTACGCCTACAACCGATTACCGAAGGACAGAGCGGAGTCGTGCTCACCCCCAAAGCAGGGGCGTTCGTATTGGTGTCGCGTATCGAAGGAGGCGACCTATACGTTATAGCGGCGTCCGAATACGACAGCCTGTCGGCGAAGATAGCCGACACCACGCTAATACTCGACAAAGACGGCATCGTAGCCAACAACGGCAACAACAGCGGAATGGTGAAAATAGACAAGATGATAGAGTGGATGAAACAAGTGTATAATGATTTAAATAAGATACAATCGGGACTTTTCAAACACACGGTTGCCGGCAATGGTGCAGCATTAGGCTTGAAGATTGAACTGGATACTCCAGAACCCATAAAATCGAACTTCGAAGACAAGCGGTTTAAACATTGATTAAATAACGTTTAAAAAGATATGAAAGGAATTTTGTTGGATATGAATGACAAAGCGGGCAATATCCTAATCGACGACAAACGAATGGTAGTAGGCGATATTGCCTTACAGAACGCAAAACTGATTATAGAGGCAAACAAAGGAGAGTTCAAAGAGAAACCCCTCAAAGGCGTAGGTATCAGCCGATTTGACGAAGACAATACTCCCGACCGACTGATACGTGAGATACGCCGAGAGTTCTTCGACGAAGGGTTGCATATCAATTCGCTCAAAATCGGAGCTGACGGTATCGAATTGGATGTCGATTATAAATAAACGGATAGATTATGGATAGTTTTTTTGCAACATATTATCTCGATTTACAACACAGGATACAGTCGGAGGTATCTGGTATAAAAACGGTCGAACCAGACTATGGGCAGGCAAATAAGGACAAGTGGTTGTCGGTAGCCAACTTGCCGTCGGTATTGATAGACTTCTCCGAGACAGTATACGAAAATATCGTTCTCGACGGTACGACTGCAAACGTAGAGCTTACGTTGCGTCTTCTGACCGACATATATTTGCCAAACCACGAATACACGCACGAGGAGATACAAAACCGTGCCATACGGTACTTCGAGTTGGAACACCGACTGGCAAAAGCTCTGCACGGCTGGCAGCCCGATAGCGGTTACGTTCAGCCCCTGATGTTGTCGAGAGCCTATACCTCAAACGATAACGGACAGAAAACGAGATTACTCAAATTCACCACTTCATACGAAGAGTACGTAGAAAAAGGTAAGAGTTTCGACATATCTGTGCCGAAATGGCAGTAGTATTTGTACAAAATATCTAGCCGACGTAATTTTGAAAAAAATATAGATAACAATGGATAACAGAACGACAACCGACAAGATAATAGTACACTGCACCGCTACGCCCGAAGGCAGAGAGGTAACGGGCAGGGAGATTGACTGTTGGCATCGTAAGGCAGGATACAGCGGCATAGGTTATCATTATGTCGTTCACCTCGACGGTAAGGTCGAAAAGGGCAGAGACGAACGTCGGATAGGAGCTCATACCGTGGGGCAGAATCACTGCTCCGTCGGCGTATGTTACGTAGGCGGATGCGATGCGGCTATGAAGCCGAAAGACACCCGCACGGCAGCACAAAAGGTGGCTCTGATAAAGCTACTTAAAGAGCTAAAACTGCGTTACCCCGCAGCCGTGATTTACGGACACCGAGACTTCGCCCGCAAGGCTTGTCCGTCGTTCGACGCAAAAGAAGAGTATAAGGACATTTGATTATGAGAGCAGTTGAAGTAATAAGCCTTATTTTAAATGTTTTGTTCGGCGGAGGGCTGTGGCTGTCACTCATTCAGATAAAGCAAATAAAGGAGCAAAAAGACGAAGAGATACGTCGCCTGAAGGCAGACACCAAGCAGGTAGCGGTCGACACCGAACGTGCCGAGATACAAAACATAGAGAACCTTGCCCGTATGTGGCGCGAGCAAGCCGAACTACTCGAAAAGAAGCTCGACGCTATGCAGGGCAAAATAGACAAATTGGAATACAATTTACTTAAAATGAACATACTTAACAATAAAATATATCGGCTGCTCGACAAGGTATCGAGAGAGAATTGGGAGCAGCTTGTGGAACAAGTAAAAGACGAACTTAAACCGAACTTAAACAACAATTAAACGAATATGGACAGAATAATTTTCAATCATGTGTTACGTGGCTTCCCTGCCGACGAAAAGTTTATGCAAATAGTGGACCAGAACGCCACCTCGATAACAAATGTTTGTATCGCTTTATTTGGCAAGACTCCTACTATTGTCTGTGGGCTTAATGTAACACGAATGAATAAACAAGTAGTCACGGATGTAGTCGTTGATGACGGATTCTTATGGACAGGAGATGATTTGATACCGGTAAAAGGAAATGTTTTCTCAGGTATTGACCCCGACATAGACTTGTATATTTCGACAACCTCCACAACGGAACAATGTACTTTTTTTGACGGAAACCTATACGACGCATATTATAGCAATAAAGGGACTGTTGTTAACGCACAATTAAATCCTTCTACGAAATACCCTTTTAGGCTATCCACTATAGTACGAGCAAATATATGTAAGTCTGCCGTATCAGATATTGATATTACTGATTTTAGTAATACAGAAAAACATATCCAAGGCTCTTTACGACAAACAGTATATTCCGATGGTCAGGTCAATATATGCGGAACATTCTCGGTATTTGCCTCTCCCATAAACTCAGAACTTTCTACCAAAGGCATAAAAGTGGCACAATTACCTTTTAAGAATACCGATATGGATGAGATAATACCAGGAGGAGTAGTGCCCCAACATTACGGAGTGGTATACCCCGCTTTAATAAGGGCAAACGATAATTTTTTAGAAAACATATATGATGAAAAAAAAATCTCTGTATCTCACTTTGTAAAAATGACAAAAGACGGCAGTCTATATGCTTATATCCCCGTTGAGTTATTTAAAATTCCTTTCCCTCCCGGTAAATCTCCAACAGCTATTTTTTATTTTGTCTCAGTAGACTTTACTTACAACAGTCGTAAATAAATATTCGATAGCAAAAATGAATAAGTTAATCGGACACTTGACAGTATGGAGTGCAGTAGTTTGCACAGTAGCGGTTTTGGGTAGTTGTACTCCTACCAAAAGCACGACTGCCTCGCTCTCGAAAAGCGAGACGACGCTAAATGAGCAGGACAGTCTGGTTCAGGTACAGACCCGAACGCTCGACCTGCTCCTCCGTCGACTTACCGAAACAAAGGAACAACTCTCCGAATGGGCAACCGAACGCATCGACTACAACACGATTGATTATGATACACTTGGCAGAATCATTCGCTCCACAGCACAGACTACCGACAGGCAGGGCGGCAGACATAACGACCGGCATATCGTAGACAATACTACGGCAAGCATTACGATGTCGCAGATAGACAGCCTTATCCTGTCGAGCGAAAAGCGTATTATGTCCAAAATCGCCACAAAGAGTACAATAGAGACAAAAAAAGGCATACCCGCTTGGCAAAAAGGACTTATGATAATCGGTATTATATCTCTGTGTTATATCGCAATAAAAATACTTTTTAAAACCGTATTAAGACCAAAATGACAACATACACCACGATTCTCAAAAACCAGACTCCACTCGACATAGCTCTCATACTTACAGGCTCCGCCGACAATGCATACGAGATAGCCAAAGAAAACGAGATTGATATGTCGAATATGTTGAAAACAGGAGAACAGATATATTACAACGGAGAAATAACGGACAAGCGTGTGTTTGAATATTACGCTGCTCAGGGTATCAGACCCGCAACAGGTATCGACGCATTATATTCGGGAGATATAAAAATTTTTGATAGTACGTTTGATTTTACATTTGAATAAAAAGATGACAACACAAGAGTGGAAAAAGAAATTGACAGACGAGTGGCTCAAACAGCCGGGGATAAAAGAAGTTTACGGGATTGACACCGATAAGACATTCGACGAACAGTTCTCGGCGGTGAGCATAGAGAACCTACTGTTTTATGCCCAGGCATTCGGTTTGATGGTACTCGAAAAGATAGTAGGCGATAGGATCGCCAAGCTCGAAGAGCATTTCAATCGCCTTCGCCCTCATACCCTGAGCTGGTATGCAGAGAAAATCAAAGCGTTCCAAAAGGGCGATACGCTGCCCACAGATACCGATGTGTATCCGGAAATAAAAGAAGACGCACAAGTAGTCAAATACTGCTCTCTGACGGAGCGAAATGGCGTTTTGACCGCAAAAATAGCAGAACAAAAGGACGGCAAGCCGAGCCGTCTCTCCGATGATGACGTAAAAAAAGTATCGGCGTACGTCAGCAGGATAAAAGACGCAGGCGTAAGAGTGCTGCTATCGAGCGGAGATGCAGACAAATTCAACATTAGTTTGCTTATACACTACGACCCACTGAAGAGACTGGAAGCCAAAGATATTAAGAAGGTGGTATCCGAATACTTGGAGAGTATGCCTTTCGACGGCATTTATTCGAACATGGCTCTGATAGATGCTATCCAAAAAGTAGACGGAGTGCGTGTTGCCGAGGTATTGGAATCGTCGGCAAGCTACGGAAGCAACCCTTCTAAGAAAATAATAAGCACATACTCTCCCAACTCGGGCTATATGACGATAGAGAAGGATATAATAGAACTAAGACCGTACCAATATGATAAACTTTAAACAAGTAGTCGGGTTCGCCTTCCCGCCCAGAATTTACACAGGAGTGGCAAAATCCATATTGACCGCTATGGGCATTGTCTTAAACGGTATTTTGAAAGGATTTATAGATTTGCACAAAAAAATAGACGACGACCTGTCTATTACACCTCAGGTATGTTTTTTGGAAAAGATACTCAACGACAAGTACGATGATAAGGAGCGTCGTATACGCATACAAGATGTAGGGGTAGTCGAAGGATATTTCTTTTTCCCCAAAAAAGACCCTAAAAAAAAGGATCCCCCGCCCCCGGGAAAGAAGTTCTATTTCGGTGAAGCGTATTTTGTAAAAGACACAAGATACAGCAACGCAGATGCAGGATTTGTTGTCGTATTGCCCGAGCAGATGAAAGCTACCAACGATATGCGAGCCTTAATAAACAGATACAAATTAGCTTCGGTTGAATATTGGATAGTAAATAGTACAAACAAGGTATAATAGGAAAATTATATACCGGACGAATAATCGTAAGATTGGGAGAACATAAAAAGCCTCCTCCATTTCGACGGAGTCCTCGCCTCCCACGAAAAACGATTTTACGGTGTCAATCTACCGACGACGAGACAAATATCAAGTCAAAGGCGGGTTGACACCTGTTTTTTTCATTTATCCTACCACAATGATTACGAGGTTATAACAAAGTACTTTCGATACAAACAACTAATAGAATAACTTTTTTGTACTCGTCGTTTTAATCTTCTGCACTTCTGGTCTTGGAGGGGATAGATGAAAAAAAAATGAGCCTCTCAGACAATTTTATCTTCAAAATTTACACTACCTTTGTATTGTAACTAAAAAATATCACAACATCGAAAAACTTTTAAAACTCACCAAATGACAAAAAAACAATAACACAAAAAACAATGAATAATAAGGTATC